GGCAGCGGGGGCGATCTTACCTTCCTTGCACGCGGCCTCTACCATCGCATCATACCGCGCGGCGCGGGCTTGCGCGTCCGCCTTCTCACGCTCGGCCAGCGCGACCGCGAGGCGATCGTACTCAGCGCGCGGCACCATATCAGCGGCATGCGCCGCAGGCGCCACGACAACCGGAGCGGTCGCGACATCGAGCAGGGACCGAGCCTTGCCCAGGATATCCTCGGGCTTCGCGCCCTCGGCGAGGCCGAAGAGCTCGGCCAACTGCTGCATTAGATCCATACGTAGATCCTCTTTGTGTTTGGGTTGTGCCTCCTCCCCGCCGCGCGCGTCGAAGAGCGCGGAGAGTCGGAGGTTGGGAAGATTAGTCAGGGAGATCTCGAAGAGATAGAGCGTGTCGCCCGTCTTAGGGTCGTACATCACGCCGGGCGAAATGTAGCGGTACTCGCGCGACGCGAGGACCTCCAGGCCGCGATCGGTCCAATCGATCGCAGCCCAGAGGCCATCGTCTCGGATCTCATATGCCGCGACCCACCCAAGAGCTCCGCCACCGTCACGGGCGATCGAGTGATCTTGGTCGACGGCCACGCGCGTTGAACGCGCCAGCGTGCGATCAAGCACAGCCTGAAGATCCGATATCTTATAAAGCCTACCATCCTCGCCCACCTGCGAAGTGGATGGCAGAGCGTGCACCCAGCGGTACTCGCGACGAAGATCGTCGGCCGTCTTGGCTGGGGTCTGGTCGAACGAACTAAGCAGAGGCAAGAGGAGGCTCCGAGGTCAATTTTTTGGGCATACAATATTATACCATATTTATGAGCATTGGTCAAGTCTTTTCTACGCCGATTTCGCTTGCGCTCGTGCGCGAGTTGTGGTACGGCGCGGGAGGCGCGCGGCAGCGCCGACCGTGCCACGAAGGCCTCGAAACGTCGCTCCCGGGAGCGGACACCATGGACACCAACGTTGGTGTCCATGGACACTTTCGCTTTTCGTTGGTGTCCACAGCTAACGTCTCGAAATCATTAAACTTTATGCCAAATTTAACCGAAAAGACGCTTGGACACTTTCGGTCTGAATCTATATATGAATTAATATTATATATATATATATTCAATATACCCTATATATTATTTACCCTTTAATAATAGATAAAATAAGTGTCTTAGTGTCCAAAATGCAACGAACCCTAATATCCATGGGCCTTTTGTGGTGGACACTTTGCCCGAAAGTTTAGTGTCCTTGGACACCAACTTGGTGTCCATTTGCGTCCTCTCCTTCCCTCAATCGAGCCCCGCGCCTTCGCCGTCGAAGGCCGGATGTTTTTCAAAGCCAGGCTCGACGCCGAATGGCAGCTCGATCGTCCGCCCCGATCGTGGGTGCTTCCAGGTCACCATGCGCTTGCGTGGGCGCTTCGAGACGCCGCGCGCCTCGGCCTCGGTCTCGGTCAGCGCGCGCACGCGGCACTTGCAGTTGAAGCCTCTTGGAGGCAGGTGCTCGCGCCACCAAGGATCATCGACCGGGAGCACTAGCCCATCGAATACCTCATGCTCCTCGCGATGCTTCGTGGTCACGGGCCCGAGCTCGTAGAGCAGGTACGGGAGCTCCCGCCTGCTCTCCTCGACGCGCTCCCACTGCCCAACGCTCGCTGCGGTGCGTACGTTCATCGCGTGGATGAGCGCCAAGCGTGCGGGCTTGCCGTGCTCGGGATCGAGCCAGCCGGCCTTCGTCAGCATCGCGCGGGCGCCCTTGCGCCATGTCTCGAAGCTCTCGCCGCGCTCGAGCGCAGCCGTGAGTGAGTCTTTGAAATGCGCGAGCAGTCGCTCTCGGGTCATGCCCGCGATGCGGAAGGCCCGCCGCGCAGATGAGTCCCACCAGGCGCGGCTCTTCTTACTGTCGACGCCGAGCTTGCGGAGCCAGTCGATTGCCGCCTTCGGGAGCGGTCCGCGCTCTTCGACGGGTGTCACTTCAGGCCTCGCGCGTAGCCTTGTGCGCGCGCGCGAAAGCCCTCGAGGGCGAGCGCGGCCACGAGCTTGGTGTCCTCGCCCTTCGTGATCGCCTCTTCGATCTTGGCAATGGCCTCCTCCTCCGACTCGGCGCCGGCAAGCGCCTCGAGCGCGGGCTCGATGAGCGGCGCGACCTGTTGCTCCCACTGCCCGCGCTCGCGCTCGATCAGGGCCTCGAGCTCCTCTTGCTCGCGGGAGGCATCATGCAGCGCCCGTGCGCTGAAACCCTCGCGCGCGGGGGCTTCGGGCGCGAGGCCGCGCCCGTCCCCGACGTCATCGCCAGGAGCTGCCGCCGAGGGTGCAGGCGCGGCCAAGACCTCCTCCCCCTCCTCAGGCTCGCGCAAGCGGAAGCGCTCGCGGATCTCGCTTGCCGCGACGCGCAGTCCGGCTCTGAGCATTGGATCGAGGGCCTGCGACAGCGCTACTAGGTCGTCACTGCGCTCGGGAGCGATGATGATGGTAGGGTAGCGCGCCTGCTCGCCAAAATTGAGGCTGATAAGCAGCGGCACGAGCTGGGAGTTGATCGCGCCTGCGATCGCGCGGCCGTCCGCTTCCACAAGATCGAGCCGTACCTCGTTGTGGATCTTGGCCTGCGCGAGGGAGCTCCCGTCGTCGGTGGTCATGGTCTGCCCGAGCACCGCCTTGGAGAGCTGCGCATCGATGTACTCGGCCATGCGCAGGAAGGCGTCGTTGCCACCCGTGTGGGCGTTCACGAGTTCGAGCTGGAGCTGCTCGGGCAGCACCGCTGAAAAGTTGCTCCCGATCGCAGAGATCGCGGCGAAGAGGGAGCTAACCTCGTCCTCGCTCGCGGTCGCAGGGTAGCGCCCGATGCGCACAGGCTGCCCATACACCTCGAGGAAGGCCAGCCAGTCCTTCAGCGCGTAGGCCTTCGCCATGGCGCAGAAGAGCGCGAGGCGCGCGAGCCCTGCACGCAGCGGCACGCCGCGCTTAATGCGGCTCTCGAAGAGGATGAAGCGATTTGGATCGAGAGGCTTGTCCTCGAGGCGCGTGGGGCCTTTGATGAACAACTTGCTCAAGGTCTCGGCGTCGTAGCGGAAGAGCCTCGGGTCATGCCATACGAAGTCACGAGGCAACCAGAGCCCATCTACAGCGTGCCATTGGATCTCCGCGACGGCGTACCCCTTCGAGAGCCCGTCCAGCAGTGCTGCGAGTAGGTTCTCGAAGGCCTCGGTTTTGAGGAGCTTGGCCACAAGGTCCGCATGCTCCAGTGCGACGCCCTCGTCCTCATCCTCGACGACCGAGCGCTCGGCGCCAAGCACCGCGAGCTTGCGCGACTGGAGCACGGCCGCATAGTGAGGATCGCGCTCCTCAAGCTCCTCGGCGAGGGTGAGGTAGTCGTCCCCCTCGCCGTCGTCGGCGGCGCGTAGCGCGGTCGCGAGCTTCGATGGAGTCAGCCCCGGCCACATCGAGCCGCGCAGCATCGAGCGCGTGCGCATAGGATCGCCGAGTGTGATCGTGCGCGTGAGCTGTTGCGGAGTGGGCGCCTTAGGAGCGCGAGCGAAGAGGTGAAAAAAGCCCATGGATATTTAGCCTTTCTTATGGTCACCAAAGCCCGCCGCCGCGATGGATACCACTCATCGCGCGGTGGGTGGACGGGTGTTTGAGGCGATCCCCAACAGCGTCGGGGCGCGTGAGGCCTGGCGCGAAGGAGCACTCGCGCGCGGCCTCATGAGCGAGCGCGAGCGCGATGGCGAAGTCACCATGCCGGCGCCGCTCGCCTTTCTGCTTTGCTGTGGAGAGGCGCGGTAGGTGCGGCAGACCCTCGAAGAGTATGATGCTCGCCAGGTCTCCGGCGAGCGACAGATCGCGCGGAATGGTGAGCTTATTGTCCTCTAACGCTGCCTTCATCGGCGGCATGGTGTCCGCGTACCATGCGCGCGTGATCGTGACCTCTTCGACCACGCTCGCGCCGAAGAGCTGCGTGGCGCGCTCTGCGAGGTAGCCGCCGTTGCCGGTCGCGTCGCACTTGATGCGTCGGGGCTTGAGGATCTTGACCAAGGCCTCGAACGCCTGGGTCTGCTGCTCATAGGGGCAGTTCCCCAGCTCGACGACTAGAGGCACCTCGAAGCGCGCAGATCGCGTGATCGCGAGGCAAGCAAGCACGGTGAGGTCCGCATGCCGCGCGAAGTCTTCGCCGATCGTCCACATCTTTTCGCCTTTGAGCCGACGGCGCCGATGCTCGGCGGTGGCCCTCGGGAGTAGCTCGCGCTCGAGCCATGCCTTCATATGAGCGATGCGCTCGTTGTCGGGCCAGCCGACGAAGCCCCTAGGCGCCTCGAATCGCGCGATGTGCGCGGGGTCGACCGAGGAGGCGCGCTCGATGACGGCGCCATCGATGTACTGCCCGCCGCTCCGTGAAGGCACGCAGAAGAGCTCGCGGTCGGCGGCGTCACCTGTGTCTTGTATGATTTGATCGCGCCAGGCACGCTCGAGCTCCGGACTCCATTCGCGGCCGGCCACGCGGCATATGCGACGATAAAGCCCCTGCTTGATTGCGTCGTCGAAGGTCGTGCGGTGGAGCGAGTAGGCGACGCGCTTCTCGCGGATGGCCTGCACGAGGCGATTGAAGGCACCGTCGACCATGTACTGCGTGCTCAAGATCATCACACGCCCGCCCCAGATCGTGAGCGGGGTGACGGCTGCTAGGAGCTCCTCTAGGTCCTCATGGAAAGCCGCCTCGTCGAGGATGGCCATACCTCCACGCGACCGGAAGTTTTTCGGACGGGACGACAGC